TTCCCCAACTTCACCGGCAGATGCTGGAGGTGCTGGGCATCAAGAACGCCGAGAAGCTTGTTCCTGTTGAGGATGACCAGACGCCGAAAGACCCAATCAGCGAGAACATGGCATTCCTTGTGGGCAAACCGACCAAAGCCTTCATATATCAAGACCATGATGCACATATCGCCACGCACATGGCAATGATGCAAGACCCGTCGGTGATGGCAATGATTGGGCAAAGCCCGATGGCTCAACAGATGCAAGGCGCGATTCAAGCGCATATTGCTCAGCACTTAGCCTTTGCTTACCGCGCTAACGTTGAGAAGCAGTTGGGGGTTGAGATGCCTGCACCTGACTCAGAACTTACGCCGGATGAGGAAGTGCAGTTGTCCCGGCTGGTGGCTCAAGCCTCGCAGCAGTTGTCACAAGCTAACCAGCAGCAGGCTCAACAACAGCAAGCGCAGCAACAGGCTCAAGACCCGATGTTGCAGATTCAGCAGGCTGAGTTGCAGATTCAGCAGCAGGACTTGCAGCGCAAGCAACAGAAGGATCAAGCGGACAACCAGCTTGCCCAGCAACGCCTCGCCCTTGATGCTCAGCGGATACAGGCTGACGTTGAGAAGGAAAAGATGCGGGTGCAGTCTGATGCACAGAAGTACGCCATGCAGAACCAGAACGACTCTCAGAACGAGGCTCTGCGGCTAGCTGCGCAACAGAAACAGCACAACCAGAAGATACAGGCTGACTTGATCAAGAACTTGACCAAGAACCAGACGCAACCACAGCCTATGAAGCCGGGGGCTAAGAATGGATAAGTACCTAGAGTATCTTAGGAAACAGTTTACGGAGCGGCAGGAAAGTCTTGCCGACGCGCTTGCAGAAGGCGCTGCGAAGTCATTTGAAGAGTATAGGCAGTTGGTAGGGGAAATCCGGGGTCTTTCCTTTGCGCAACTTTGTGTATCTGACCTCGTGCGGAAACTTGAAAATGATGACGACGAAACTTAACATCCCGGAGAATCTGCCGGAAGTAACTACGGACAAGGCGCGACAACTACCTGAACCGGCAACGTATCATCTACTCTGTGTCATCCCTGAGACGGAAGAAAAGTACGACAGCGGGTTGGTCAAGTCAGGACAGACCATGCACTTTGAAGAGGTGCTGTCTCCTGTGTTGTTCGTAGTCAAGATAGGGCCAGACTGCTATGGCGATAAGACACGCTTCCCTAGTGGGCCTTCTTGCAAGGTTGGAGATTTCGTTCTGGTGCGTCCTAACTCAGGTACTCGGGTAAAAATTCACGGGCGTGAGTTCCGCATCATCAACGACGACTCGGTTGAGGCAGTTGTTGAAGACCCCCGTGGCATCAGCCGCGCATAAGGAGTAGACATGGCAGAGACAGCGTTCAAGTTTCCTGACGAGGAAGTCGTCAACAACAAAGAAACAGCAAGTACGGAGGTGGAGATCGAGATTGTCGATGACACGCCTGAAGAAGATCGCAACCGCAAGCCGATGAGGGAAGCTCCCGTCGATGTTTCAGACGAAGAGCTTGAGCAGTACAGTGACAGCGTAAAGAAGCGGATTCAGCACTTTACTAAGGGCTATCACGAGGAACGGCGATCTAAAGAAGCGGCTGTACGCGAGCGGGAAGAGGCTGTCAACCTAGCGCAGAACCTTGTTGAAGAGAACAAACGCTTGCAAGGGTCGCTGGGCCAAGGGCAAGCTGCGCTACTTGACCAAGCCAAGAAAGTTATTGCCGGTGAGGTTGATGAAGCCAAGCGTCAACTTAAGATAGCGCACGAGGCTTTTGACACGGATGGCATCGTTGAAGCGCAAGATGCGCTTACAAATGCCAAGATTAAGGCAGATAGGGTCAACAATTTTAAGTTACCCCCTGTACAAGAGCCAAAAAATGTAGTACAACCTCAACAGGCGGCAGCAGCGCCTCAAGTCGATACCAGAGCAAGAGCGTGGCAGGATGAAAATCCTTGGTTTGGTTCCGACGATGAGATGACCGCTGTTGCCCTAACGGTACACAAAAAGCTTGTTGAAAGTAAGATTGATCCAACCAGTGACGAGTACTACGAGAAGATCAACTCTCGTGTACGGCAGCTTTTCCCAGATGCGTTCCCCTCGGGAAAGACGGCTAAAAGGTCAACGGTGGTGGCATCTGCTACCCGTAGTACAGCACCGCGCAAAATCGTGCTGACTCAATCACAAGTGAACATCGCCAAGCGGCTGGGCGTTCCATTGGAAGCTTATGCTAAGCAGGTTGCGGCAGACTTAAGGAAACAGAATGGCTGATATTCGTACCCCCCGTGAACTCGATACCCGCGCTACTTTTGAGCGTCCCAAAAGCTGGGCACCTCCAGAGAAGCTCCCTAGTCCTAATCCCCTTCCGGGTTATGACTTCCGATGGGTCCGTGTTAGTACGTTAGGTACTGATGATCCCATGAACATTTCCGGCAAGCTCCGCGAAGGTTGGGAACCCGTCAGGGCAGTAGATCATCCAGAACTTGGCATCTTGGCTAGCGCTCGCGGGCGTTATCCTGACAGTGTTGAGGTCGGTGGACTCATGCTTTGCAAAATCCCCAAGGAATTCATGGAACAGCGTGCTGCGTACTACCAGCAGCAGACTGATACCCAGATGAACTCGATTGACAATAACTTCATGCGCGAAAACGATCCTCGTATGCCGCTTTTCAAAGAGCGAAGCAGCAAGGTTAGTTTTGGCAAAGGTACTTAACTTAGGAGTCTTATATGGCTTACCCTACGATTGACGCCCCCTACGGGCTAAAGCCAATCAACTTGATTGGTGGTCAGGTCTTTGCGGGTTCCACCCGTGAAGTGCCTATTCAGTACGGTGATGCGACCAGCATCTTCTACGGTGACTTTGTAAAACTTGTTCGCGGCAATGCTACCCGCGCTGGTGTTACTACTAGCGGTACAGGTCTGGGTCTGGTCGGTATCTTCCTCGGCTGCTCGTTCACCAACCCGTCTACTAAACAGAAGCAGTTCCAACAGTTTTGGCCCGGTGGTACGCTGTCTGGTGACGCAGTTGCAATCATTGCTGACGATCCGGATACCGTGTTCAAGGCAGCAGTTGTGTCTGGCACGACCGTTATGGCCTCGGGTAACTATGCCATGATTGGGCAGAACTACTCAATGGTTGACGGTACTGGCAGCACGAACACCGGCAATTCGGCCAATGCGCTGTTGTACTCGGCTACCCTTACTACGGCTGCTTTCCCGGCCCGTGTTGTTGGTGTGAACCCTGACACTGGTGCGCCTATCTCGGCTACTGGCTCGTCCTCGTCTACGACTATTACCCTTACCGGTTCTGGTCTGCCTGCGGCTATTTATGCTGGTACTGATGTGGCGTATATCGCTGGTGGTGCTTCCCCGACTGGTCAGCTTATCCGTACCGGCTCGTTCGTTACCACTGCTGCCGCTGCGGGTGCTACCTCTATCACCATCAACGTCGCCACTAGCTCGCTTGGTAATACTGCTACGGTGATCCCCGCTAGTTCTACCATTGTGTTTACGCAGTACCCGGAGATGTTGGTCAAGATCAACTTCGCTGTGCATTCGTATTACACTGCCACAGCAGTCTAAGGAGCTAAATCATGGCTATTTCACGCGCACAACTACTTAAAGAACTCCTGCCTGGACTGAACGCACTGTTTGGTCTGGAGTATGCTCGTTATGGCGAAGAGCATAAGGAAATCTACGAGACGGAAACTTCGGAGCGTAGCTTTGAAGAGGAAACCAAGCTGTCTGGCTTCTCTGCCGCACCGGTGAAGAACGAAGGCTCTGCCATTGCTTATGACAATGGTCAGGAAGCTTGGACCGCCCGTTACAACCACGAAACCATTGCCCTGGGTTTCTCCATCACTGAAGAAGCGATGGAAGACAACTTGTACGACAGCCTGTCTGCTCGTTACACCAAGGCTCTGGCTCGCGGTATGGCGTACACCAAGCAGGTTAAAGCTGCTGCTGTTATCAACAACGGCTTTAGCGCCGGTGTTGTCTATGGTGACGGTGTGTCCCTGTTCTCGACGGCTCACCCGCTCGTCTCCGGTGGCACCAACAGCAACCGCCCTGCGACTCCGTCTGACCTGAACGAAACCTCGCTGGAAAGCGCTGTGATTCAAATCGCAGCATGGACCGATGAGCGCTCGTTGCTGATCGCCGCTAAGC